TACTAAATCCCTTACACACATCCTCTCACTACTACTCATTTCACTAATCTCCCTATATGCATTACAAATTTAAAATACAGCCCTATCAAGCCAATTCCCAGTCACCATAACCTAGAACCACCACCTGTGTCAAACCACCCGTGTCAACCACTGTACCAGCAGCACCCCAAGCCTCTACAGGCCACCTAGCTCTGTCCTGAGCATGCACACAAATCCCATCTGAAAAATTACCACCACACCTCATACAAAGCCCTTGACTTCCCTCACCGTCTTCTGCCAGAATCCCTCCCACATTAGGAATGCAAGGAAGAGAAGAGTATGAAACAGATCACACTGCAAATCTCAGAGGAAGCTTACAAGAAGCTATCCACTCAGACTACGGTGAAGCGACTACTCGGCAATGAGTTCATGTCAATGGCAGATGTCTTCTTGTCAAAGGTCATCACAGCAATGGATGCTGATGAGGCTGTGGTGACAATGCGCACTAGGAAGGAGGTTCACCAAGATGGTAGCCCAACAACAGGATGTTGACGCACACTCTAGAGATGTGTAGAATGCAGCCCTGTAAGGACACCTCACATTAGCCCCTGTACGTCGATCAAAACCGCCCAGACGTCACGAAAAGTGATAGATAAACAAGCGTTCTACCTCTCACCTAGGCTACCCTACTGCCTCAGTGAGAAGACGCTTAAAATGTGCATAAAACATGAGGAAGAGAAGGATGGTCATATTAGAGGAATCAGATCAATTTAACGAGTGGGTGTCATCGCTGGATTTCAGGGATTACACCACTATCCAATTGATGCGCATGGCATGGGAGGCGTCCCGAGAGTGTGTAGAGGTGGAGCTTCCTACTGGAAGTAGTAACATGACTGCCGGTGCCCTGCACATGATAGTTCGTTGTCGAGAAGCTCTCACTAATGCTGGGGTGACTGTAAAATGAGCGTATCAAATCAGCCATCACCACAGCCAATGACACAGCAATCAAGAATAGCCATAGGTTCACTATGTATTCTCTATGACCGTACTACCCCAGTGAATGATGGGATGTGCGTTGTGGTGGATGAGCTTCGTAACGATGGGGAGAATTGGTGGGCAAGCATCGTCCACTACAATGAATCTCACAAATTTGAATTTAGTGACTTGAACTGGGACTACATTCCTGTTACGGTGACTGCTGATCGGGTGGATGTCCTTGTTAAGTGCTTGATGTGTATTGGTGAAGTTGAAATGGAGGAAGAAAAGCTTGACGGCAATATTGCTGGTGATGTAGAGTCTCACGCAGCTGAGAAAGCTATTGAAATCGAAACTAAAGGAGAGAAATTGTGAAAACATTGAAAGAATTTAAAGAATATGCTCAAACGGAGAATTGGTTGATCACCACTAAAGATCAAGCCGAATCGGATGATGTTCTTGCTAAACTTGGTTGTATTGGTTTGCGTAGCTCAGACTTTGCTTATGAGTTGGAATTTAATTCATTCAGCACAGGGGTTGGTTACAATTCGTATGTGGAACATGCTTGGATCACTAATCTCAGTGGATACTTCTGGTCTTTGGTGTTCACTTATGAGGAGTTTGTTCATATGTTTAAACAAGACGGTGTATCCACCACACAGAATGTAGTTCAGAACATCATCCACACTATTAAAAACAAGGGTGAACTCTGCATCCCTGTTGAAAATCAGGTACAAGCTGATGTTGTACTAGCCATTCTTGCCCATCACGGCATCACTGCAACGGAGGACACCACATTCAAGAGTGATAGCAAGCAGGTGCATCACCTTCTTGGAATGGGTTGCTGGGTGAGTGGTTTGCCTCTTTCATTTAATATTGATGATTGTTGTACAACAATCATTTATGAAGAGCTGCTTTCGACTACAATGATTACAGCAGAAGCTGCCGAGAGTTCTGAGAACATCAAATACAAACATATTCGTCAAGGTTGTGTTGAGTGGCATCTTGACGGCACTATCAATCGTTCTCCATATAACCTCGGTGGCTACACGATTGCATATAAGCAAGTTGGTGAAGATGCTTATCACGTAGGGTTGGCAATCTGCTCTGATGAGGATAACTATGACAAGGCTCTAGGTCGAAGTATTGCAAAGGCACGTCTACGCACACTGCCTTACTTTGTAACTGAAGAGCAGTTGAATTCTATTCGGAATACGAGCTACCACACCTTCCTCAACACTCGTGTTGGATGTGCACTATACGAACACACAATGAGTGGAGGGAAATAAATACAATGATTACTTTTGCTTTGGTGTTAACAATTGTTGTATTGTTTATGCTAGATGTATTCCTGTATCACGTATATGGCTGGGAATACTTCGCTAAATATGAGTATGTCACATACAACCCAGGTGTTGGTTTGTATATGTTTTATAAGATTGAGAAAGAGGAGGATGTATAAGAATGGCTAGCCATCAAGCTATTGTTGCCAAGATTACAGAAGTGATTGAGATTCCTGGGGCTGATCGTGTGCAGATTAGTGTTGTACTTGGTGAGCATTGTGTCACTTCAAAAGAATGGTGTGTTGGTGATGCTGGTGTGTTGTTCCCAGTTGACCTACAACTATCTGAGGAATTCTGCCACCAGAACAACCTAAACCGTGACAAGTCAAAGAATAAAGATCAAGAGAAGGCAGGATTCTTTGATGCAAATCGTCGAGTGCGGGCACAACCATTCCTCAAAGTGAAGAGCACTGGTCTTTTTATGCCAATGTCTTCTCTTGAGGGTTTCTGCACACAAGAAGATGTTCAGAAGCTCACTGTAGGAACACAGTTTGATTCATTGAATGGTAAGAAGATTTGCCAGAAATACATCTCAGAGAAGACACGAAACGCTATTGGTAATAACGGGACAAAGGCTAAGAAGAAAACTCTTGTCCCTGATTTCAAAGAGCATATTGACACTGAGAACTTCAAGTATTCGATTAACAAGATCAAGAAAGGTGATGTGATCTACTTCCACTCTAAGCGGCACGGTACGTCACTGCGTTCAGCACGTACAAAAGTGTACAAAGATAAGAGTGACGTGGTGAGTAAGCTCAAGCAGACCATTAATAAAATCACCAAGCGGGATTTGTTTGAGATTGAACAAGAGTGGAATTGGGAATATGTGACAGGTAGTCGTCGCGTTATTCTTGACGCTGAGAAAGTGGGGGATGGGTGGCACGGAAATAATTCTTACAGATTTGAAGTGACTGATGTACTCAAACCCTACCTTGAAGACTCATACTGTGCCTACGGTGAGATTGTGGGCTTCGTCAATGGTTCACCTATTATGGGTAAGCACAATGTAAAGGACTTGAAGGATAAGCGATATATTGAGAAGTATGGGGACACCATCACTTACAAATACAAGTGCAAGGAACACCAGTATAAGTTCCATATCTACCGAATCACTTACATGGATGTGAACGGCAACACTCGGGATATGTCCCAGAAAGAACTTGAGAAGTTCTGTAAGGATCGTGACATTCCTTGCACACTAGAAGTACACCCACCAATTGTTTATGACGGTGATGAGGAAAAGCTGCGAACTCTTGTTGAAAGCCTCACTGAGCGACCAGAAGTTCTCACTGAGGATTTTGAAGACAGTTCTATGATTAGCGAGGGCATTATTCTGCGAATTGAGAATGGAAACACAACACCTTTGTTCCTAAAATCCAAATCTTATCCCTTTCTTTGCATGGAATCGATCATTGAGGCAGTTGACCCGGAGGATGCAAGCTAATGAAGATTGAACTAATGAAGACATACAGGTTCTACGATGATGGTTATTGGGATTCACGTGGATGCTCGTGTTGCCCAGCAGTGTTTGTTGACGTGTACAACTCAGACGACACAGACCCAAATCTGGGCAGTGCTCACTCTGTAGAGGATTGCTATGTGCAAAGCATCCTCACACGAGAAGTAGAGCTTGGTATCCCCTATGATGAGGCTAAAGAATATTACTACATGGAGCTTGATAGCCTGAAGATTTTAGCCTATGCTATGGGCATTGACGTAATAATTGAAATGAACATTGAAGAAGAGGGAGAGCAATAGGAATGAAAATCACACAAGAGAAGGCTAAGTTCCAACCAATCACTATTGTAGTTGAGAGTCAATCTGAGATGGACATCATCACATACTCTGTTGGGTGTACTCGCCGCGGGAGTATCTTGGGCGCTATGCGCAAGGCAGGCGTTATTGATGCTTCCTTGCGGATGGAAGCTATTGACATCCGTGAGATGTGTGATGTTTACGAGAAGTTGATTAGTCACTGTCCGCCTGCAATGGGTGAGGGGTGGTGACATGAAGATGATTATTTGTCGGGGTGTGAGTGCCTCGGGCAAGTCAACATTTGCAAAAGAGCTTTGTGAAGAAGATAGCTCATTTGTAGAGATTAACCGCGATTGGATTCGATTTAACGTGATCTCCCCAGGTGGCGACTGGGGTAGCTACAAGTTCTCTAACAAGAAAGAACGAGAAGTGACTGAGATTCAGAAAGAAATGACAATGGATGCCTACGCTAAAGAGAAGAATATCGTCCTGAGTGACACCAACCTCAGCAACAAGACACTACAAATGTGGTTGAATATTGCTGGTGATCTAGGTTATGATGTGGAGATTAAATACTTCCACATCACCTTTGAAGAGGCTGTGAGGCGAGATAATCTACGAGCTAATGGTGTGGGACAAGCCGTCATTTACAAGCAGTGGTTGAAGTGGCTTGAAATCATTGAGCGAAAGAAGTATGTCCCTGACACATCCCTTCCAGAGGCTGTGTTGTTTGATGTAGATGGTTGCCTCGCAAATAACACTTCTGGACGTGGCTGGTATGAATGGGATAAAGTGGGGCAAGATACACCACACAAACATATTGTAGAGCTTGCTCAGATGTACTACAGTGCAGGTACAAAGGTGATCCTTCTTTCAGGCAGGGACTCTGTTTGCCGAGATATCACTGCGAATTGGATGCGTAAACATTGTGTCCCGTTTGATGAGCTGTTTATGCGAGAGCAAGGTTGTCATCGCAAGGATGTCGAGATTAAGGAAGAGATTTTCTGGAAACATATTGCCCCACGATATAACGTCAAGCTTGTAGTTGATGACAGGGCATGTGTAGCTCGCAACTGGAATGAGATGGGGTTGAATGTATTGACACATGGTAATTGGGGCATTGAATTTTAAGAGGAGAGGCGCTGATGAATATCGAAGACGTTCAAGTGGGGCAGCGTGTGCGTATTGTGAATGATATGTACACACATAGTACGCTGAATGGACTGGAGGGTGTTGTTGTGGGGCTGGATTTTGATTCAGAATTGCCTGTTGATATTGATTTGGATAAGAGTAAGGTGGCGAATAGCCCTGTTCCGTTTATGGCGAGTGAGATTGAGTTGATTGATTAGGAGGGAGGGTGAGTGGTAGATAAAGTGGATGGTCAACTGTTGTATCATGCTGCTTGTATAGGTGAAGACTGTACATCATCTGATGGAATGGGGGTATACGAGAAAGAAATAGATGGTGAAGTCAAACACGATGCTTTTTGTTTTGTTTGTAATAATTATTTCAATGACGAACAACTTGAAGAAGTTGGAGTGAAGGTAAAAGAGAGGAAACATAAAGTGACTGAAGCTGTGGATTTGTCAAGTATTAAAACTATCCCTTTTCGAGGTTGGAAGGAAAGGGGAATTGGTCAACCAGTGTCTGCTAAATACGGTGTACATACAGAGATTGTTAATGAATTTGATGTAGCAGCACGGTATTACCCAACAACCTCCGATGGTGTTGTGGTAGGTTTCAAAAAACGAATTGCCAAAACTAAAGAGTTCATTGGTATCGGTAGCACAAAAGCAACGAATGAGCTATTTGGACAACACGTATTTGAATCTGGTCAAAAATACTTGGTTATCGTAACAGGAGAGGAAGACGCTCTTTCTTTTGCCCAAGCTCTTTATTCCAAAAAAGACGGAGTTGAATACTGGACTCCTGTTGTTAGTGTGACTTGTGGTGATGGTAGTATCATCAAACAGTTCAAAGCTAACTTTGAGTACATTAACTCTTTCACCAAAGTGATTTTAGCATTTGATGGAGATGAATCCGCACAACGATATGTTGAAGAAGCTGCACGCATATTGAGTCCAGGGAAAGCTTTTATTGTTAAGTTCCCACAAGGCGTTAAAGATGCCTCAGATATGGTTAAAGCTGGACGCTCAGCAGAATTGAAACAATTGTTTTGGAAAGCTGTTCCTTTCAGTCGTGTTGATGTACTTCACCTGAGTCAAATGTGGGATGATTTTGAAAGTGAAGATAACAACATTAAAATTCCATTTCCGGTATCGTGGTCGCACTTGAATGAAATGATGAACGGTGGGATGGAGAAGGGTGAAATTACAGTTTTGGGGGCATTAACAAGTATCGGGAAGTCCTCCATCGTAAATAATGTCGTTTACTCACTAATTGAAAACACTAAGTTTAAAGTGGGTGCAATGTACCTAGAGGGCACAAAACGCGAAGTGGTTCGTGATCTATTGTCTCTAGATGCGGGTATTAACTTACGCACGATTAATCGAGAAACGGTGGATATTGAATCCCTGAAGAGTCGATTCTTTGAAAACCTTGCTAAGAAAGATCAGTTTGTTTATGTTGATCACCAAGGTAGTATCTCAACTGCTGAGATTTTCGACAAACTTAACTATCTAGCGAAGGCTGAAAATTGCGATGTGATTGTTATTGATCCAATCCAAGCAGGTGTTAATAGTAGTGACAACGGTGCGATTATTGAATTTATGGATACTTTGTTGAAATTTGCTAAGGAGACAGATACTTGTGTTATTGCTATTTCGCACATGCGCAAGCCATCGGAAGATAATCCACACGCTGTTACGGAGTACCAATTAATGGGATCATCGAGTCTGAATCAGATTGCCTTTAACACAATCTTGATTAGTCGAGACAAAATGAATCCTTGTCCTATCAAAAAATCAGCGACTAAGCTTCAACTGGTTAAGTGTCGCCGCACAGGTAACACAGGGGACGCTGGGTGGTTGCGATACGATAATGCAACAACACATATGTTTGCCACATCAGACCCATATGTTGAAGAACTCCTTGATTCAACATCCGTGGAAAGCTTAGAAGTACCAGTGAACATTGTTGACTTTTGATAACGGGAGGGCTAATATCCTCCCATTGACATAGGAGATTTAGCTTTGCAAAAGAAATTCTTTGAAGGTGATTGGTGTTTTGACCTAGAAACTTTTCCAAACTGCTTCACTATGGCTGTTTGCTATGGTAACGGTAATGGAATGCGAACCTTTGAAATCAGTGATCGAAAGAACGAATTAGATAAAATTCTTGAGTTCTTGCGTAAAGTGAAGGCTTCAGGTCATCGTTTTGTAGCCTTTAACAACCTGAATTTTGACTACCCCATTCTGCATCACATCCTACAGAAAGCCCGCAAGGTTCATGGTACCGATAAGAAGCTCAAAGTGACGGCTAAAGAAATATATGACGTTGCTATGAAGTTGATCAATTCAGCCAAGGATGAGAAGTTTGGTTCTGCAATCAAGGAAAAGGATGTAATTATTCCTCAAGTTGATTTGTTTAAGATACATCACTTTGATAACCGTGCTCGGTCTACATCATTGAAGATGCTTGAATACAACATGCGTTCCACTAATATCGAGGATTTGCCATTTCCGGTTGGTTCTGTATTAAACGATGAACAGAAAGATGTTCTATTGAAATACAATAAACACGATGTTAGTGAAACTCTAAAGTTCTATTGGTATTCGTATGAAAACCTGAAGTTGCGTGCTGAGTTGACCGAACAGTTTGGTTTTGATTGTACCAACTACAATGACACAAAAATTGGCAAAGAGTTGTTTATCCGTACTCTTGAGAAAGAATCGCCGGGTAGTTGTTACCAGAAAACAGAGTTTGGTCGTGAAGTACGGCAGACTAAACGCGATAAGATTGTGATCAAGGATTGTCTATTCCCTTACATCACTTTTGATCGTCCAGAATTTAAAGCTATTCATAAATGGTTCAAGTCTCAAGTCATCACTGAGACTAAAGGTGTATTCAGTGATCTAATGGAACACCAGCTTGGAGATGTTGCTAAGTACGCAGAAATGGTTGTCAAGCGCAAGAAGCTGGGTAATCTTGCTGATTGTTTGAAATACGGATTTGATGATTACAAGGGAACTCGCAGCAAGACATATACACCAACAGAACAACAATTGAGTGAATTGAAGCAATCTCAACCTATGGGGTGGCTTGAAGAAAAAGAATTGAAATCACCGAAGGGTGCAAAGAGTTACTACTGGTGCTGGAATGTTGCTGAAACATTGAATGTTGTGATTGATGGATTTCGTTATGATTATGGTGTAGGTGGTATTCATGGTGCCACACAGGGAACAATTCGTAGTAATGAGAGTCGAAAGATACGGACACTAGACGTTGCGAGCTACTACCCAAATATGGCGATTGCTAATGAAATCTATCCTAAACACTTAGGTAAGACGTTCTGCAAGGTGTACTCAGACCTTTATAAGCAACGTAAGAGTACACCTAAAGGATCAGCAGCGAATGCTGCTCTGAAGCTTGCTCTGAACGGAGTGTACGGCGATAGTAACAATGAGTTTAGTCCATTGCTTGACCCGGCTTATACAATGTCTATTACAATTGGTGGGCAGTTGTCTTTGTGCATGCTAATGGAGAAGTTGATTGATAATTGCAATGCTCGGATTATTATGTGCAACACAGATGGTTTTGAATATACCATTGATGTTGATAAGTTTGAGGAAGCTGATAAGTGGGTGAAGTGGTGGGAAGAATTAACCAAACTTGAAATGGAGGGTGATGATTACTCCAAGATGTTTATTCGAGATGTAAATAATTATATTAGTGTCACAGAATCAGGTAAGATTAAGCTCAAGGGTGCTTATGAGTTTATGGACTTTGATAAGCTGGGATGGCATAAGAATCACAGTGCTATGGTGATCCCGATGGCCGTTAAAGCTCACTTGCTTGATGGGATTGATTGTGAAGAATTTATTCGTTTGCACGATAATAAATTTGACTTCATGTTGAGAACAAAAGTCCCAAGAAGTAGTAGCCTTGTGTTGGTGGTTGATGGTGAGGATATTCAACAGCAGAACATTTGCCGTTATTATCCTGCAAAAGATGGTGGGGGTAAGCTCATTAAAATAATGCCACCCCTGAAAGAAGGTGATGAATATCGCCGTATGGGTATTGACACTGACTATAATGTAAAAACATGTAATAACATCAATGACTTTAAATGGGGTGTTGACTATAAATATTACATTGAACAAGCAGTTAAACTTATTGATGCTGTTTCGGAGGATGTAACTGACAAGTGAGGTGAATAAATGAAAGAGATATGGAAACCAATTAAATTAGATGATGTCCAAGATCGATATGCGATTAATAATCTTGGTCATGTAATTGATCTTAAGAATCAAAATCATATGAACTGGAACGATAATGGTGCTGGTTATAAGACTGTGGGTTTGATGGGGCCAAAAAGTAAGGCAAGACTGCGCTATGTACATCGTCTTGTTGGTGAATTCTTCTTAGATAATCCAGACAACCTACCTCAAGTCGGGCACAAAGACCATGATTGATCCAACAACAATGTAGACAATTTGTACTGGACTACGCAGAAACAAAATACAGCAGACGGCATCGCAGCAGGGCGAATTAATGCGAAGAAACGTCCAAACACCAAGAAGCTCAGTAAAAGTCAGATTTGTGAAATTGCTGAACATATTTTTAACGGAAAAGGTGTAAATGAGGTGGCGATTATGCTAGACTTCCCTCGTACTACAATTTCAAGTGTATTGAATGGACGCTCAAACTGGGAGTTGTATGAGTTCGCAATGGAAGAGTTGAAAACACCAAAACAAACCCTTGACTTCACCTTCAAAAACTGAAATAATCCCCTTACAAACCAAAGAGGAGATACACAATGCAAAAGAAAACCCTATCCAAGCTACGTTACAAGAGCCGTGCCCTGAACCGAGTGAGTTCATCTTGGGGTGGTGCGATGAAGATTCTTCAGCTAGTGAGTCGTGGTACTGAAGTGGAGGCGAGTGACGATGGTTTGACAGTGTTGAGCAATAAATACGGCTCCTTCTAAAGAAGCTGATCATTCTGACAAAAGAGTGGCTTTCTAAAGAAACTGCTCTTTCTAAACATGAATTAAGGAGATAGACAAATGAAACAATCTGATATGAAAGTATGGGCACTGGTTGACACTACAAAGAATGAGGTGTTGTTCACTGTACCTACACGAGATGATGCTCGGTTGGAATTACGTGATGCAAAGCAGCTATGGGGCAATGGCTTCAAGATTGCTAAGTTGACATTCGATAGCTTCGCACGCTAACCTAGCCTAGCTAACTTAGCTAACACACAAATTAAAAAGGAGATATACAATGACCCCTCGTGAAGAATATACTGAACTACTAAAGCTAGTTGAGGCAATGAATACAGAAGCTGTAGCAGGCTCTGCTGGTACTACTAATGTAGCAGGCTCTGCTGGTACTACTAATGTAGCAGGCTCTGCTGGTGAGCCACAATGCAGCACACAAACCGTTGCTGAAGTGATTGCAGAGGCTCTTATCAAGCAGTATGAGCCTTACATTGAAATGACTAAAGTTTTCCCCCTCTTACTGCCTGTTGCACAAGAGGCAATCAACAACATGAAGAGTGTCATGCCTTTGTATGAGCAATTCCGGGATTTCGCTCGTAAGGAGTTGCAAGATAGTGTCCTACTCACCTTTACAGAAGCTAAGAAAGTGTGCGAAAGTGACGACTACACAGCCCTTGAGCTTACAAAGCTGGTGATGACTCAGAACAATCGCTTGAGTGAGGTAGTTAAGCAAGCTGTGAATAATAAGCAAGCTACGGACAAGAAAACTAAGCAGCAATGGGGTGGGCTATGAGTTTGGTCATTACGAACGAGCAAGCATGTGAGCTTCTTGAGCTGTATCGGGAGGGTGATACAACTGAAGACTGGGATTGTGGTGAGTATCCACTCAAATTTAAACTGATGGAATCAGAGCTGATTGACACAACACGTTGGAGTGCGATCTACTCTGTGGTGTACCAAGACCTAACCACTGGTAAGTATTATCAGTCTTCATACAGCACTGGTGCAACAGAGTGTCAAGAGGAACGCCCATACGAATACGATGGTGCTGAGATTGAGTTGACAGAGGTGGTTCCGGTGGAGAAGACTGTAATTGAATATGTTGTAAAGAAGAATTCGTCCAAAAGCGAATAGCAAGAAGGTGTAGCTATACACATCTCAACAAATAGTGACTTAATACACAACTACAGAGGAAATAAATATTATGGCTAAGCCAATCAAGAGTGAAATTATTGTCCGTGACCTGCCTAAGAAAGGTGGTTTGGACACCCTTAACATCTATGTGAAGAATGCTGTGGTGTTCTATGCGTCAGTACATGACCCAAAGAAAAAATACAACTCAGAAGATCGTGAATATAGTGCAACTGTCTTCGTAGACGAAGAGGCAAAAGATAATCTGTTTGATGATGTGTTGGTTAACAAGACGTTTGCGGAGGTGGGTAAGACGAAGACCAGTAAGCCACCTAAGCGCATTAAGTACCCGCTGTCTAGTCAAGTGGAAGAAGGTAAAACCAACTATGATCTGGTTGAGGGTATGTGGGGCTTCAATGTTGCAAAGCCAGAGTTCAGCAAGGCTGGTAATCCTATGTCCGTTAACGTAATTGATGCTGAAGGCAACACCTTCACTGAGAATGTTGGTAATGGCTCAGTGGTCAACCTGAAGCTGTTCTCGTACCGTAACGTCGATGGTCAGGCTGTAGTCACTCTGGATACCATGCAAGTGGTTGAGCATGTCCCTTATGAGGGGAGTGGTGATGCTGGTAGCGTTGTTGACGATGTGTTGGGTGTCAGTTACCAAGTGAAGAAAGCTGAAGCCAAGGTTGAGGAAGCCAAGGCTTCAACTAAGGCGGTAGTCAATAAAGTTGCTGAGGAAGATGATGACTTGGACAGAATTCCCTTCTGATTTATAGGACAACACATTGATGGGGCTGTAATGGCCCCTTCTCTCATAACCCCTCACAACACAACAGAGGCTCGTAAACAAACATGAAAGCATATGCGAAAGTAGTAAAACGTATTGCAAAACCAATGTACCTAATCCCGCTGCTTCTTGGTATTTGTCTATTCGGACTATCCACGTTCACCTCTATAGGTGTTGGCATCTACATGGCTGGCCCCGGTGACATGGCTCTTGGTTCTGCAATGTGGGAAGGATTCAAGACATTCATTATTATGAATATCACTGGTGCTGTCTGCTGGTTATTGGGCAGTGTCTTCGGTGAACTTTCAGATATCAAATAAGCTAGCTGCACACTGTTTTACATTTGCACAACACAACTAATTTAAACTAAGGAGAAACAAATATGAAAGAACTTCAAGACCTGTATACTCGCACCTACAACCTGCAAACTGAAATCCTGACTTTGCAAGAAGACCTTAAAGAGCTTAAGGGTGAGTTTACTTTCAGTAAAGAATACAACGCCGATGGCTTCGACAAGGGTGAAGTCAAGGACGTAATGAAGGCAGCTGCTGCTAAGGCTAAGAGTGATGACTTGCAAGCTAAGTCTGAGGAATATGCCAAGTTGCAAGAGCTGCAAGACCTTTACTCTAAATAAGTATTGAGTAGACACAAGACAGAGAGGAGCTTAACGGCTCCTTTCGTTTAAGGAGGAGAAATGAAGAAGACCTATCGAATCAATGTTGTCCAAACAGTTGAAGTAGAACTCGATCTAGAGACGTGTAATGAAGACTACCTGAAGGCTTTCTCAGAAGTTATGTGGGAGGTTGATGGTCCAGAAGATATTGCTGGATACATAGCACGTCAGAAAGCAATGTTTGATGGCTATAATATTGAGTTTGTCCCAGACGACTACAAGGCAACGGTCGTAGATGATTACACTGAGGAGGCTTAATGAACCAAATCAATACATCAGAAGTATATCCAATCTGCGATATTCTAAGCGCATATGAAGCTGTACAAGGTCAAGTGAAGAAGTTATTTGAGCAATCTATTAGTGACAAGAGTATTCCGCTGGAGGATCGTTGGGCAATCTTTGTGAATGCTCCAGATAGTTTGAAGAATCACCATCAGTGGGTAATCAGTTGGGTGTCCCCAGAAATTGAAGATGGAATGCAATACGAAGGTGGGATTATGTATTTCTTCAAATACGAAACTGTAAAGGCAGAGCGAGCCATTGAAGCTATGTGGGAGTATATATCTGAAGAGAACTTCCATGAAATTACTGAGGAGATGATTTCATCAGAAATGGAAATGCTTCTTTCAAAGAATATTGGCAGTTATTGCTACGATTGGTAGTCGTAAAGTAAAAGATAGGAGGG